AGCAAGAACAAGAACAGCAGCAGGAATACTACCAGGAACCAAGGATTCATAACAAGCGTCGTAAATACGACGAAGAAGTACAGTAGTATCATTGTCCAAATTACTAACGATCCACTTTCGTACCTCAGCAAAGTTTTTAGTCTTGAGATTTTTGACCAGTTCATTTACAGCAACATCAGAGAACGTAGCAAGAATGCCAGAGTCAATTTTTCCACTTACAGAGTAACGTTGACACTCATTCAGAACACGACGCCAGTCAGGAAAGTGCTTATTAACAAGTTCTACCAAGACCTTGTTATCAGATTCAATACCTTCTGCAGCCAGGATTTCTTGAAGGCGCTTGAAGAACTGTGCTGCAATGGACTGTCGTTCCTTTCCCTTGATGGAGAAATCGACAACAGCACATCTGGAGTGTAGAGGTTCAAGAATCTTGTTTTTGTAGTTACAAGTGAAGATGAATCTACAGTTACCAGCAAACTCCTCAATAAACGCCCGTAAGAGGAGTTGTACGTCGTTGGACGTGTTATCTGCCTCATCAATAATGATGACCTTGTGTTTAGCATCTGCCGTAAGCGAGACGGTCGAAGCGAAGTTCTTCGCATTGTTTCGGACAGTATCGAGGAATCGACCCTCGTCGGATCCATTAATGACATATACATCTGCTCCAAGTTCATTGCACAGTGCTTTGGCAACCGTAGTTTTGCCGATACCAGGAGGACCTGCTAACAGCATATTGGGGATTTCGCCCTTATTTAGAAACTCCTGAAAGGTCTTTTTAGTAGACTCAGGAAGAATACATTCCTCAATAGTTTTGGGGCGATATTTCTCAACCCAAATAAAATTACTCATAGCAAAAATTACTCATCAAAATAGTGTTACTCATACCCCTCAAAATCAGTTTTGGGATATCTGTTTTCTGACAGTTCCCATAGACCGAATCGACTATCAAATCTACGGAAGGTCAATTTTTTTACTCGATCATCGGGATCATCACTCAAAAGAACAATCGGCATGATATTGCCAGATATGACTATTCTATCACCATTTTCTTCTGGAGGATCAACTTCATGAAGCATCCAAGATGGAAAAACAATAAAGTCTCCTAGTTTTTGATCGGGATAAATTTTATTTTTCTTAGAATCGATAAAATGGAAACATGGTTTTGATGATGGTTTTATAAAATGAACCCAAGAGAGAAGTTCATTTCCAGAAAAATGATCATGCTTACTGAATGCCTTACTATCTTTGGTGTAGACTTGCATCCACATTTCGTAAACTATTTCTGCCCTATGTTTCAACCCAACATCAATAATAACTTCATCTAGAATTTTAGTATAGAACTCAATAAATTTTCGTTCAGGTCTTCTGTCTGGATGAACAAAATAAGACGTATGATAATTTAAGGTAGGATCATATGTTTCTGGAATTGATCTAAGTTCAGAAACAATATCCAAAATATCATCATTATCTGGATACAGTTGATTCTCAGGTTTATAATTATTACGCCAAATAATTGTCATTGAAACCTCATTCCAGATCTCCAGCAGTAAACCAGATAATCAGAAACTGAATAACGATTATCTTTCAGATACTTTTTAAGTTCAAGAAAATCATCTTCATCAGATTTTTTAATTGATACACTAGTAACAATATTTGATTTTGATCTATACATTTTTAGTTCACCTAAAAAATTGCATGAGATATCCCAGTCCCCATTGTAAGGTATCGGGAGGAATATCGTCAACATTTTCCTCCAAAATTTTCTTAGCACTGATCAATCGATCTACACCACAAGCTTGTGCTGTCGCTTCAGATATCGCTTGAAATTCTGCAAGTGCTTCAGAATCTCCTTGCTTATAACCCCGAACATAAAAATCTCTTGCTTGACGCATAAGATCTTGGGTTTCTGGAGCAAATGTCAACAGTCCTTCTTTTAAAGGAATCTCCATGCGCTTCATACAACCCATGCTGAATTTCATAGCGCGGCGTGTATCATCAACAGATAAAGCATAATCTGCTCCATCTCGGAATGCATACTGAATGATGCCATTAGTGCATTCCATCACGCGCAAAATGGCAATCTTATCCAACTCTTCGTCGGGAAGATTACCATATATTTCTTTCCAATTTTTCATGATAAAAGTTTACTAAAACTAATTGCTAGAAGAAATCCCAACATAGCAACAATATCCCAAGATTTTGTCTTAACAAAGTATGGGATTGAAATGGTGTCTGCAATGACATTCATTACGACACCAGCGGTCAAATTAACATGAAGAACAACGAAATAGGCAGCAATAACTGTAATGCTGCCCGCAATTCTCATTCTAGTGAGTGTTTTCATTCTAACGGTCGAATAAATTCGTTCATAATGATGTCGGTTGACTTCAACATCTTCTGCATGTATTCTACACCTTTTTCTGGAGTAGTGTGATCTCCACAGGTAAAAGCGTCACAAACTGCCATACGTTTTTCTGGCCAAGTATGAATGCTGATATGGGATTCGGCAAGCATAGCGATACCAGTAAATCCCTGAGGTTCAAACTTATAGACAGATAAGTTGAGGAGGGTTGAATTACATTCTTTTGCTGAATTATACAGCATTTTTCTCATGTAGTTTTCATCCTCCATCAACTCAACATTGCAACCCTTCAATGTAAAGAGGATGTGTCTCATCAACCAAAACTGAAATCGGGTTCCAGAGCGATATAGTAAGTGAGATTGTACTTAGTATTGGTAAATTGGGACAGAAGTTTAGAAGAAACTACAACATCATAAGCACCAGGGATGATCTTGATGTTCTCAACTTTGAAGTTGAAAGAGAACTCTTTGTCAGTTTCACCAACAACAATAGCGTACTCGTTTGATGTGTCGTTTTTCTTGTCGCGCACGACGAGTTTGATAACACCAGCTTCGCCAATAGCAGAGAGATCGGGAAGTTGATAAACTGCTGCTGCTTTTACCAGTTTCTCCAAAGAGGCGCTGTCCAACTGGAAGCAAACATCTTGAGTGGGAAGATTGATCTCTTTCTCAGGAGGAGAAATGATGACATTAGGATCTGCATAGAAATACTTGACCCGACGCTTACCCTCTTTGATACTGAGGTAAGAGTCTTCGTTGAAATCCAGATCAGGATCTTGGTGCAGACCAAGACCATTGAGGAACTGATTCAGATCGTAAATTGCAAAGTCGCGAGGAAAATCCTCTTTGATGTCCGCCTCGGCAAGAATATTCTTTGCGACAGAAATAGTACGGAGTTTAGTACCCTGCTTTACAAGAATAGAGTTGTTGATTCCTGCGAAGTTCTTAAGAATTGTCAGGGTGTTGTCAGACAGTTTCATATTATTGGGTTTGATTTTCATTGGTTGTAGGTTTCGCGTTGTGCGTTCTTGTCATTGAAATTCATCAGAAGAACAGCATAATGCAAAATCTTCATAATGTCACGACGTGCGGTGCCTTTCTTATCATAACGAGAGGCATACTTGAGAATATTACTACGGCAAAATGCCTCTCCATCTCCACATGCCTCAATCAAATCCAAAGTTTGAATTTTGTCATCGCCAGCAGAATAGTGTTGATTGTAAGTTCCTCGGATATATTCAAGAAGTTCTTTTACAATCTCTTCTTCATTATACTTCCAGGGAGTTGCAGGAGAGTTGGGGATCATAGAGTTCTTTTCAATTTCGATCATATTATTAGAGTTCATAGACATTACAAACTCATCGTAAGGATATTCATCCATTTTTAGTTCATCATAAAGTAGGGACCAGGAATTAACCATAGCAGAAAAGAAAATCGTTTACGAGAGACTCTGCTTTTTCTTTTCCAAACTTGCTGGAAAGATAACCACTTACAGGGTCTAATTTTTTCATGTAAGAATCAAAATCACAGTAGGATGAAAAATCAATTCCAGTAGGTTGTTCACATTCTAGCATATCCTTATAGGCAGTCAAGTATTTTTTGAATACCTCAAGATGATCATTAACTTCCGACATAGTACATTTTGCAACATACACATTTTCAGAAAAATGATTACCTGGTTCAAAAAATCTGAATGAACCATCTGCCTTTGGAAGATCTGGATGCGAGAAAAGATAATTTTCTACAGGATGCTGAAAGTCAAATACAATAATAACTTTCTTATCAAAGAAACCCATCAGATCCATTCCAAAGCAAGGAAGATTGCTACCAGTTCGGGGATAGATGATGTTGTTGTAAATACAAGATTTTTCATCCCATATCTCAACTTCTCTGGATTTAAGAATATGCTTTGTGCTGTAAATCTTAGCAGAAAGGGAAGTTTCTTTTTCTTCCCAGTCTGCCCAGTCACAAATGTTTTCTAAATCAGGAAAGGTTTCCCAGATTGCTGTCTTGTACTCCCTCCACAGGGAGTTGGAAGTCGGCGTCAACTTTGTCATAAAGTTCAAGGAATGCTTGTTTAGTTTCATCATCAAAGCGATTTACACACACTTGGATTGCTTTCGCTTTGTCTTGGAAGATTGCATAGGCACGGATAATGTGGACCAAGCGGCGGGTGCTGATAATTTCCTCAATACCACCATCATAGAAAGTCTTGCGGATAATATCTGCCCAGTCAACCAAACGCTTGGTAAAGTCATTGTCAAGGCAATCAAGTTGAGCAGCAACGTTAGCGAGGATCTTCATCTCATTAGCAGGAGTAGGATACTCTTGCTCAAACGTTACTGGGAATCGCTCAAGGAAAGCTTCGTTGAGCACGTTAGTTCCAATGAATCGCCCGTCGTCAGAACCTTTGCCCTTAGTATTTGCGGTTGCGAATACGTTGAAACCTTCTGCGGGCGTAATGTGCTTGCCAATTTTCTTGAGGAAAACTCCTTTCCCTTCAAGAATCGATTGAAGACAGAGAATTTTGTTTGAAGCAAGGTCGATTTCGTCAAGGAGCAATACTGCACCTCGCTGGAGTGCCTCAATGACTGGTCCATTATGCCAGACGGTTTCGCCATTGACAAGACGGAAACCGCCAATGAGATCATCCTCATCAGTTTCAATAGTAATATTGACCCGAATCAGTTCCCGACCCAATTGAGCACAGGATTGTTCGATCGAAAACGTTTTGCCATTACCAGACAGACCCGTAATGAACGTCGGATAGAACAGTCGCGACTGAATAATCTTGCGTAGATCGTTGAAATTACCAAACTTGACGAAGGTATCATCTTTTGCAGGGATAAGGTTTTGAGGTTCCCGATCGGGAATAACACTAGGACTAGACTGATAGGTTTGCTCCATTTGTTCCCGAACGGTAAGATTCCATTTACCGCGAGCAACCTTACAATCAGAAAGTTTATTAGTTACAGTCTGATAGTTAAAACCGTTCATAGCACACCAAGCACGAATGTCGGCGGCAGTCACAGACTCTCCATACACTGCTTGAAGAGAAGTGCGGATGTAGTCAGCGGAGATGGTCATTGAGTGGTTTGTTTGAACTGAAGTTATTATACACATGAAAAAGGGGGCATTTAGTGCCCCCTGTGACAGTTAAGTGATTGGATCACTTTTTAGATTTTTTGTCTACAAATTTCTTAGGGGGTGCAACTGCTTCTACTGGTTTTGCAGGGACAGCAGCGGGAGCAGGGGGTGCTGGTGCTGCTGGTGCTGCTGGTTTGGCAGCGGGTTTACCGCTAGCTAGATCTCCAAAACGGGACATTTGCTTCTCTGTAATCTTCCTTATTATTTATTTTAAGCAATAAGTTCCACAAATTCCCCAAGAATTTTCTTGTTCATCTTTTTAGAAGCAAGAGACTTTTTGAAAGCACTTTTGATTTGAGATTTTGTTGCGTCTTCTTGAACTTCAAACTCTGTGTCATTGGCAAGTGCGGTTGCAGAAATACCAAAATACTTGTCGTAACCAGTTTCTGTCAGAGAGAATGCCTTATTCTTTTTCCAAACAGACATAACCTTATCAACTTTAGGAGTAAAGTATCCGCAGTAACGACGAATGAAAGATCCAGCATCGCGACTCTCAAGAACACGCATACCAATGAAGTTAGTGTCCTGAAACTTGTCCTTCAGGTTCTTGAGCAAAACTTTCGTAAAATCATACCATTCGCAGTCAAACGAATAAGTAGTACCTAGTTTTCTGTCGCGAAGAAACGCATTGGGACCGATAGTACCAATACCAAGATAGGGATCTTCATCCCAAGGACGCTGAACTTCCCGATGGTACTTGAGCGGCGCTGCTTCCCCATCAGTCAGAATAACGCATTGAACCTTCTGAAGTTTGTGCTGATTCTTGAAGTTGGGAATGATCTTATGAAGGCACATGAGAGCTTCATTCAAAGGAGTTCCCGAAAGACTCATTCCAGTCGGACAGCGATAGGTAGAGTAATGGGAAAATGAATATGCCAAGCGATAAATCTTCTTCATATGAAGATCCAATTCTTTAGCATTGCACTTGCTAGTAAACAAGTTCATCAAAGAGAACCATTCAGGAATACCAAGGAGTCCATGCTTACGCTCATAGCAGTCATGCTTGATAATTGCTTTTCCATCTTCATCATAACTAACCCTTGGATATTCGGAAGTAAAAGCATAAACATCAAAAGGAATATTAACCTTTCGGCAGAACCAAATTAGGTTATACAGTTGCTTAATAGTATCCTCCATGACGTATTGCATGGAACCAGACCAATCAAGAACGAACACTAGTCCATGATTCTTACCATCAGCAAGAGTCGTTACTTTCTTGAAAAGGTCCTCATTGTATTTGTAAGTATGAAGTTTGGAGCAATCAAGAACACCAGTGCGACTAGTAGTAGCACGAGCGTAAGAGTTTGCAGACTTGCGGCATTCAAATTCTTTTACCAGATAGTTGACTTCTTTCTGAGCAGAACGTTTGAATTTTGTATACAAACCATCAGGGACTTCAAAAATATGATCCTCATAGTCATCCCATGAAGAGTTTAAAGTTTCCTGAATTTCATCCATAGGGACAACGATCTTATCAATATCAAGATCAGGAATTTCCAAATAAACATTCTCAAAACCATCCATGGAAGCAAGATCCTTAAGAGCTTGCTCAAGGGAATCCATAGTCTTTACGGTATCAGAGACACCACCAGCACCGCTAGGAGGAGTGCTAGAGGGATCTTCAGGATTATCCTGCTGCTGATCTTTATCTGCAGTACCGCCGTAGGATTCGCCCTCTTCAGGTTCTTCAGACTCAAAGTCATTACCTTCGCCTTCATCGGAAAAATCGCCCTGATCATTTTGCGGGGTCATATCAGACCCCTCTTGCCCCCCAGACTGTTGATTGGCGTCAAGGTTATCAATATTAGTTTTTACTTGATCCTGGCGATTACAGAAGTTGTAAAGCACCTCTGCTGCAGAAAGAACATCATCAAAACTTTCGCAAGATTCAATCTGGTTAATAATTTCCATCTCAACCTGAGAGAATGGAACATCAATAAAGTTACCAATCTTGAAGTACAGGTTAGCACGATCAGCGAGACTGAACTCAGAGATATCTTCCCCGTCAAGATCAAAGAAATCTTTGTCAGAAAGTTCTTGATATCCTCTGTAAAAGGTCTTAGCAATACCCATATATCGACGCTTCATCAACTTCTCGATACGAACGTCTTCCACAACGTTGACAAACTGAGGAGGAATATTGACTTCAGTCAACCAGTTTCTATCTGGAGTATAAAGTGCGTGCCCAACTTCATGACCAACCAACATATCAAACACACCGCTGCTTGCTTCCCACATCGGAAGAGTCAGAACACGAGTATGCACGTTAAAGCAGGCAGTCTCAACTTTCTTGTGCTCCACCATCAGGTCTTCAGTAGCAAGGAGCTTGGCAAGTTGAGACTTGATTTCGTGGCGGACGGTCATGAATCTTTTGCGTATGAACGTATCATACAAAAGAACCCCGCTGTTTAGGCGGGGTCATGTGACGCTTTTTGAACTGGCGGAGTGCTTCTCGCCTTGCTCTCATTGCTTGCGGTTTGAGTTTGCGCTTTTGTTCTTTCTTGGAATGATGCTGCCAGTTTGGAGTGTTCATTTTCCTGGTGATTATGACGACACTATACGGGAAAAACCTTTGACTTTATCGAACTTTATGACACTTTCAAATTTGTCATGCAGATCGGTTTTATGAGAGATAACAAAGATGTTAGCGTCCTTAATGACGTATCTAATAATTTTTAGGAATTCTTCTGTACCAAATCCATCTAGGGAACTGTCAAAGACCTCATCCATAATCAGCAGGTTGGTGTTTACAGAGTTTTTGACACGCGCTACTTCACGCCAAGTAAAAAGTAGGGCAAGGTCGATTCTCATCTTTTCACCTTCGCTAAAGGAACTGTAAGAGAAGTCTTCATGAATAGGAGACTTGACAGTTTCTTTAAACTCTTCATCAAGATGGAAGTTAATGTAAAAATCCATCATCTGAAGATAACGATTAACCTGCTGATTTATGAAAGGAAGATACTTCTTAATGATCTTCGTCTTTACACCATCGTCCTTTAGTAAGGAATAGGCAAAATCGTAATAAACGATTTCTTGTTTCTTTTGTGCGAGATATTCAAATGTTTTTTGGAGACTTTCTTTAAATTCTTCTAGCTTCTCATGTTCAGAATTTCGGTTTGCAAGGTTCTCGGTAATTGTTTGAATTTCATTTTCAAGATCTCTGATTTGTCTCTGGTTGAGGGAAATCCGAGTATTGTTTTGAGAAATGCCATGCGTTAGTTTAGTAATCTCCTGAGATAGGGCATTAAATTGACGCTCTCGCTCTTGTTCGAACTTTATTGTTTTCTCAAGTTCCTCATAACCATCTTTAAGTTCCTTTGCCGTATTTTGAACGTCCTCAATTCTATTTAATCGAAATGATTCTTCTATATCCTGAGTGCAGGTAGGGCATACCGTATTTTCGGTAAAAAACTTATGTTCTTTGGTAATTGTACTTACCTTTTGAGAGATTTTACCCCTGAGATTGTTTAGTTTTACTAACTTTTTACTGGCATCAATTAACTCTTCCTGAGATTTGTTCAGATCCTCCACTTGTTCATTGGTCTTATCATTCTCTTCCATGTAAATGCCAACTTCTTTGTATAAGTTGGTAATTTTTTCTTTGTTGGCATTGATATTGGCATTTCCACGATTTTCAAGTTCTTCAATGAACTCTCTTTGCATGGTTTCTTTTTCCTTAAGAGTTTGCTTCTTAAGTTCAAGAGATTTGATCTGTTCTTTCTGAGTCCGAATATTATCTTTGATAAGATTGTTCATTGCAGAGAAGATACGAATGTCCAGAAGATCTTCAATAACTTCTCTACGATTTGCAGTAGTCAATTGCATGAATGGTACAAAAGTGCTGCTACCCAAAATAACAATTTGAGTAAAAGATTTGTAGTTTACTTTTAGGATACTCTCCTCCAAGATTTTTTGATTGGCACGATCATCTGCCTCTTTATGCAGAGGTTTACCATTGACTTCAATATCAAAGATATTGGGTTTCATTCCACGCCGAACAAGATACTCTCGATTGTTGACGTTGAATTCGATCTCTACAACACAATCCTTCTCATTGGTTGTGTTGAGAAGTTGAGGTTTGTTAATTTTACGAAATGGTTTATTGAACAGAGAAAAAGTCAAGGCATCCAAAATAGTTGACTTACCTGCACCATTAGTACCGATAATCAAGTTTGTATTCTTTTCTTGGAAGTCAACTTCCGTAAATTGATTTCCTGTTGAAAGGAAATTTTTCCAACGAATCTTCTTAAAAGTAATCATAACAAAAATTAAGTATCAAACAGGAGGAATTACAATATCGTTTTCAGTTATTACTGAGTATTTGTAATTGTGTAACTTACATGCCTTTATGGCAAGATCTTCATCTATTTCAACAACTTCCATCTCTTTTCCATAATCTTCGCTGTCTTTTAGCAGTAGAGCATATCTGACAGCATCATCTTCCTCTTCAAACATCAGGAGAACTTTTTCTCCATACCTATCATGTAAAGCATAGGCACCATCGTCTTTTTGATCTTTGAGAGTAAGCATAAACATTAATCAGCTACCTCGCACGCTTGTCTGTAAATATCCTGGAGAATACTAATAACTTTTACTTTATCTAGTTCAAGTTCAGACTCTTCAACATATCTGTGCAGGATGGAAATTGTGTTCTCCTCTTCATTAATCTCAAAATCTTCGCTTTCTTCAATATTAAAGTTTTCGATTATTTTGAGATCTTGAACTCCTGTCGAATAAAGTTTATCAATAAACTTCTCAAAGTTTTTAGGACTACTCTTTTTTCTGACTATGACTTTAACAATTTTGTTTTCATATTCAGTAGCATCAAACATTTGATACGGAGTATCTTCATAGTAGATATTATAAAATAATTTATAAGGATTATCTATCTGAACATGTTCTAGTGTTTCAGTATCAAAGATGGTAAAACCTCTAGGATCATTTACATCGTTCCAGAACATTTCATATGGATTTCCTAGATAGAAGATTCGTCCGTTGTCGCTTCGTGTATGGTAGTGACCAGAGAAGACCTTTGTGAATTTCTCAAAGACGTTGAAATCCATACCGTCTTCCATGACGTGTCCGCGATGCGCTCTAAATCCGTTGAGCTCAAGGTGCCCCATCGCACATACGCTATTTGAAACTTTAATAGATTCGACAGTATTTTCAAAATTTTCTGCATTAATCCAGGGAATGAATAATATATTTAACCCTCCAATAACTGCCTCTGATACCGTACTATAAGTTTTGATATTAGGATACGTTTGAAGTAGAAGTTCTGGCGAGTTTACGTTATTGGTATTCTTGTAGTAACAGTCATGATTACCAATAATCATATGAACATTATAATCTTTCAGCGGTTCAAATACAACCCGCTTTGCCCATTCAAGACTCTGATAATCAATAGACTTTCGACTATCGAAAGCATCTCCCATGTGGATAACAGTATCAATACCATTATCCTTTAAGGCGGGAAAGAAGACGTTTTTGTAAAATAACTCAAAGTAGTCGTGGAGATGCTTAGATCCTTTTCGTGCGCCGTAATGAGTATCAGTAATGATTGCGACTTTCATCGATTCCTATATTGGATATTATCCTTGATCTGATTATAGTCTGAATGTGATCCAGAAAGCAAGCTATCGTCAACCATCATGACTTCATCGTAACCAGTCTTTTCAATGATTTTAGTCTTGATGTCTAGTTGCTTCTTCTCTTTTTGAATTCTTCGTAAGAAAGCGTAATGTACGATCTGAGTGAAGTATGCGAAAGGATTCTTAGACTTCTCTGGATCAAAATTATGAATATACTGAACACAGTTCTCAACCCCGTCAGAAATCATGTCCTCTCGGAACATGTAATTGACAAAGTTTGGTTTGTATGATAGGTGAGTTGCAATCTTAAGAAAAGACTCTCCAAGATAATTAGTGATTGGAGGTTTACCTGGCCAATGCTTCGACCTGTCTTCCTTAGTTGGTTCTCTACCGTTGAGTTCTTTGAAATTACGTTCGACTCTACATCTGTAAACAACTAGTGCTTCTAGAAATTCTTTGTTATTTACATAATGTTCTGATTTCTTTTTTGGCATGATTTTCCATCTCTTTCCCAGAGGTAATAATATATGAAAATATTATATCCCAAACACATTCAATCGTCAAGACTTGACAAATATCTAAATCGTCTGTAGACTACGTTTGTTACGGTTAAAGATCAGTAGTAGCTTTATATATCTGGTTTATCTTTAGTTTCGATATCTTCTTTGTACAACTTCTCTAGCATGTCTCTGGCATCATTGACAGTTGATACGTATCCCATATCCTTAGAAACCTTTACCTTACCAGAAGGTTTGTAAATATCCAGTTCATCATTATTGATATAATCAACGTAGATATCAATCAATTTAGGATCTTCAGTCTCCGTCATTGTAATAACTTTATCTGGTCTAATGAAAAATATTTCATCTTCAGTTAGATCCATCCATGGTTTTACTTTGATGTAAGAACCATTATTACCATGAACCATTTTCATCGTTAAAGGACTTTGAGCAATAATTATTGGATCTCCATCATTCTCATCAATAGCAATTAATGAGATAATTTCTTCTCCTGAAACTAATTTTAGTATGCAGTAAAACTCTTCTCCCATTAGTTTTTAAGCGGTATGTTTACTATTTCATAATTAAAGTTTTCTTCGTTATAAACTTTAATTCTTTCTATTAGATGATTAAGCGTGTAATTTTTCCTGGACTTGTAGGATATATCGTCAGCGATATCATATAGAGTTGCCTTTGTTTTATTATTGCCTTTTCTGAGTACTCTTCCAATACTTTGCAAATTTCTAATTCTGGATTTTGAAGGAGAAGCAAAAATAACATTGTGTAGGTTTTTAATGTTAATACCAGTACTGAACGTTCCGTATGAAGCGACAATAATCGCGTTGTCTTCTTTTTCGGTAATCTCCCTTACCTTTTCTCGGTCTTCTGTTGCCACACCACCATGGACAAAGAAAACATGTCTTTGGTCAACTCTACCGTTATTTATTAAATCGTAAAGCGGTTGTCCATGTCCTTCAACACGGGAAAATAATATGAGCG